CTGTCAACGGTCGCCGTCAGGTGGTCCGAGATAGCGACGGCAATCCTGTCCCAGTCGATTTCAACACCCAGTTGATGCGCTCACGCACAGGTGCTTTGATCCAAGAGGCAATCGGCAATCGTCCATCGACATACCAATTGTCGCCCAACGAAATGCGAATGAATGACGAGGGCATCTGGGAAGGATACTTGCCGCCTGACATCATCGAATACATCAAGAAAAAGGGATCACTCAACCAAGAGCAGATTCGGATGATCGAGCACGTCAACTCGATGATCAAAACCTTCAAGGGTGACGTTGCACTAGTCATCAACCACCCGGCAACGAGTCGCAACAAAAAGGGCAAGCTCAACTACAAGACGCTCAAGGCAACGCTCCGCCAGGTCGTGCCGATCTCATGGAACCTCACCAAGGACGGCAACCTGACCCTCGGTCTAATGTCGGTCACGCAGTTGAAATCGAACATCGACGCTCGAATTTCAAGCAGACTGGGGCAGCAACTTTATCAGGGCAACCGTGCGAAGCTCATGGTGGATATCGGCAAGGTGATGGAATTGCACCAACAGGGGAAGCGCACCGACGAATACTTCGATACAGAGTATGGTGCGGCCAAGAGCCAGCAGTTCAAAAAATTCGTCAACTCGGTCTTTGGCCTGATGACCAAGAAGCAGGGTGAGGCAAACCCGATTTTCTCGGAAGAAAATCTTCGAGGCAATGGTGTCTACAAGACTTACCGTGCCGACCGGATCAGTCAGGCGACAAAAATGACTGGCGATAAGTATCCGTTCCAATACGACTTCGTCGTCCAGAACATGATGCCCAACGGTCTACCGACGCTTGACGAGCAAGGCCGCCCGGTTGTAATGAATCGGATGCCCGAGCAGGCAAGGCAGATGCCGGAATCGTCGCCACTGCAAAAACCACCGGGGGCATGGAATCCTCATCCTTTAAAATCAACGGTTGAGCAAGCAAAAGCTAAAGGCATTCCAAGCACGATCACTGATGATATTTTGCCATTACTTAAAGGGAAGCCAATTGTAATGGGGATGGCAGACCTTTTAGGTGCTGGAGGAAAAATCCGAGACATTATCGTGACGGGCGGGCCGGGATATCCTGTGCTGACATTCAATCCTGAGGATCCAACTAAAATTACGTCGGTGTGGGTGTCTCAACGCCAAGGCATAAAAACCATCCTTGAGAACATGGTGAAAACAGACGCGATCTGGCAGGACGACAGTGGTCATCACTGGGCAATTTATGCTCCTCACACGATGAAGCAAAACGCTCACAAGTCAAACGCCCAGACTCCTCTTGTCTACATTTCCAAATTGGGGAAACTTGCTGAACGAGGCGGAATCTCAAAGAATTCAATTAAGGAAATTTCCGACAACATTAGAAACAACATCCCAATGGCGAAAGACATGCCGGATTTGGATGACAAAAAACTTGGTAAATATATTGAAAACGCAGCATTCGAGACCCGTGCTGCCATCATGAGTGAACTCACTACTGCTAGAGCAAGAGATCTTGGAGCACCAGCACCAGAGTCAGTCCTAACGGAGACCCGTGACTTGCAATACCATGGGGTTGAAGAAAATGCAGTCACATCACTTCTTTTGATCGATATTGATCGAATGGCAAAAAAAGATGCCAATGGGAAATGGCAATTAAGAACCGACCTAGGTGCAGAAAATTTTGGGGTTGATAAGCACCCATCTTACGACACGGCAATGCCGGGGAGAATCCTTGCGCATTTTCAGAATCCTATCCCATTCCGAATTGCTGCACCAGAAATGCTAAAGACGATGAAAGCGGCATCACCTTCAAGCAGACCTGATTTTCTTTTAACTCGGATGCCTGCTGGCAAAGGAATCAAGTTCCAGACAATGACAGACCAATTAGCATCTCAGATAAACGATGTGCAAAGAATTGGAATGAGCGTTCCACAAATTAGGGAGACAGTTTTAGCGGCGACTGGAAATTGGAAAAAATTCTCGTCAGGAGAATCTCTTAAGGGGCTCAAAGAATTCACTTTGGCAATTGACCGCAGTCCCGCAAAAGAATCCCTTAGCAAATACGATCTTCCAAATCTCCAGAAGATGATCAAGGCGGGAGAAATGGACGTCTATCAATTGGGCGATAATGATATTTGGTTTGGAGTGAAAACAGTCGCAGGTAAAAAAGGAAGTCCACCAAAAAAAGACTTGGTGTCCGTTGTAAACAACACAGGCATCCCGGGAATGCTTAGCGTCATCATGGCTCAAGCACTCGCCTCTGGAGTCAATACTCTTGATGCCAGCTCAGTAGTAAACGCAAAAAGCCCGCAAGGATTTCTTCCTAGCCTTTATTCTCGCTACGGGTGGGTTGAAACTGGACGCGATGCTTATGACAGAAAATACCTTGTCGAGCGCGATCCAAAAGATACTATTGAGCAGCACGAAGCTAAAATTGATCAAAAGGAAGCCGCATTAAAAATGTTCTGGGAAGAGCAAGGATGGGATGGGAAGTCCATGCCAGACATTGTTTACATGGAACACAAAGGAAACAAAAATGGAATCATTATCGGAAAATCTGAAGCAGGCATGGCCGCAGAACGAATTGAATCAATTGGGGCCACTCCAGAAGAAGTTGCTGGCTCAATTCGTGGGACAGGACTCATTGAAGGATCGGGAGAACCCGTTATCAGTGAATCACTTGCAGGGGATTCTGGAACAAGTGAAGGAGCACTTCCCAGAGGATTTGATTCCGTCGTCAAAAATCTTGCAAGTGCCAGTGATTTACAAATAGAGGCGATGGGGCTCACAATTGCTCAAGTCGACAAATTCTTGAAAATTCACGGAGTTCCTGCCAGAATCAAGCCAAAACTGGAATAACCGAATGCCACGCAAACTTGAAAAACCACCTGACGTCGATCCTCCACCGGAGTGGTTTGACGAAGTCCGCAAACGATCCGAAGAAATGGGCGTCACCTACAAATGCATCGAAGTGTGCGCTCCTCGCACCGCTGCGACTGCGCTGTGGATGAAGGCGCAAGGCGTGTCCAACAAACAGATCTCCAAACGCACAGGACTGAGCTACGGTGCCATCAACGGACTTTCATGGAGGCACGCAGACACGCTTGAAACAAAGCGGAAGGAGTTTTCGCAGAAATATGCCATCGCCGCTCAGACGTTTACCGACCTGCTCTTCGACAAGGCAGAGCAACTTGCTGAGAATCCTGACCAACTGGTCAACATCTCGCCAGACAAACTGGCGCTCACGGTGGGCATTATGACGGATAAAGCTGCACAGCTCTCAGGCATGGCAGGGGTCGTCATTGAGCACCGCAAGGGAGCGTCCATCTCCGACGCTGCCAAGGTGATCTCAGAGGCCAAGGCACGCATCGCAGCCAAGCTCCGCAACGATGCAGTCGAGGCTGAAATTGTCACCGCATGATCTGGCGCAAACATCCGATCCTCGAACCTCCGACCGACGAGGAGATCGTCGAGCTTGACGAGGAAACTCTGCTTGAGATCCATGCGATCTACCATGAGGCAATCGAAAATGCCGAGCGGGATCCGTATCGGTTTGGATTCCGATTGCCGCACTGGGACAAGGCCGAGGAGCAACTGGCCGAGGTCACCGAGATTGTGGCACTCGGCGGAAACCGCAGCGGGAAAACCCAGTGGGGTGCATTCACGATTGTGCGTGCTGCGCTCGAGAATCCCGGGTCAGAGATATTCTGCTTCGCGCAGACTGCCGAGGTATCCATCCGACAACAGCAGAGTGCTGTCTGGGATTGGTTGCCCGCTGAAATGCGGATGAAGCAGACGACCAGTGGAACCTATATCTCCTACACCAAGAAGAACGGATTCACAGACTCGTCGTTAATTCTCCCCAACGGCAGCCAGATCATCTTCAAAACCTACTCACAGTATCAGAACAACCCGACGATCCTCGAGGGTGCGGAGCTTGGCAGCCGGAATCCGAAATGGCACAACGTCGGCGTGTGGCTTGACGAGTATCTGCTTGGTCCGGAGTTGATCAACACGCTGCGGTTCCGGCTTGCTACGCGCGATGCAAAACTGCTTCTCACATTCACGCCGATCGATGGCTACACCGAGGTGATCAAAGAATTCCTCGACGGTGCCAAGACGATCGAAAGCCGTGAGGCAGAACTGTTGAACGGAGAGCTTGTGCCATACGTGCAACGCAGTCAGAAACGGAACGCATCGATCCACTACTTCCACTCTCAGGACAACCCATTCGGTGGCTATCCCCGCATCAGGGAGGCACTGATGGGGCGCGGCAGGGAAGAGATCCTCATCCGCGCCTACGGTGTGCCAGTGAAGTCGCACGCGACTAAATTCCCGCGCTTCAACAAGGAGGTGAACGTGGTGCCGCCGGAGCGAATCCCGACCAACAACGTGACCCGATACATGATATTGGACCCAGCCGGATCCAAGGCATGGTTCATGTGCTGGATTGCAGTCGATGCTTCCGGCACCT